TTTTACAGGCTCAGAGCTTATCGAGTTGCAACGGGGGGCCGCTGTTGTCTACTACTTATGAAACTCGCCCGCTTGACACTTTCGAGTCCATAGCCCGTCGCGTGTACGGTGACGATGCCCAGGCGTCACGAATTGCCAGTGCAAACCCTGGCGTGTCTGAACCGCTTGCGGCAGGCATTCAGCTTTATACGCCGCCACAGTTTGAAGCCCTCACGGCGAAGCTTAGCGCCAACGATGACCAGGCCGTTATTGTGAGGCTTGGAGGCAAAGTGTTCCGCCATTGGACCGAGGCGCGCCTTACACTTTCGCTTGACTCGATGGACACCTTGGAGCTCATCGCACCGTTTGATACGAGTTCCGCCGAACAGCGCGCCAAGTTTCGCCCGTTCAGTTTTCAGACCATGCAAGTCCAGGTAGGGCGTTCGTTAGCTTTTAACGGCACCATGGTGGGCACGTCGCCGCAGCTTTCCGCAAGCGCTCGAACTGTTGAGCTTTCCGCGTATTCGCTACCGGGTGTACTGAATGATTGCACGGTGCCCGCGTCGGATTTTCCGCTTGAGTTTAACGGCTTAGGCCTGAAAGCTATCGCGGCAAAGGTCGTCGCACCTTTTGGCCTTAAGGTCGAATTCGAAGGCGAGCCCGGACCGACGTTTGAACGAGTCGCGCTTAAACCCTCGCAGACGGTTTTGTCGTTTCTTGCAACGCTTGCCAGACAGCGCAACCTTGTCATAACAAACACGCCAGAAGGTGCGTTGCTATTCGTTCAGTCTAAAGAGCAGGCAAAACCGGTGGCAAATTTCACCGAAGGCAGCAGCCCACTGTACGGCGTATCGCCGTTCTTTTCGCCTCAAGCGTACTACAGCCATATAACCGGCATCGAGGTTATTGTTGTTGGCGTACTTGGTTCGCAGCACACGGTGCGCAACCCACGTCTAGCAGGTACGCTGCGCCCGTACAACTTCCAAGCGTCCGACGTGACCGGCGCAGAATTGAAAACCGCCGTCGAAGCAAAGGCCGGCCGTATGTTTGCCAACATGGTGTCGTACCAGTTGAACATCAATACCTGGCGCGATGAATTCGGCGAGGTATGGCGGCCAAACACTTTCATAACACTTGAAGCGCCGGGGGCCATGGTCTACAGCAAAACGACGCTGCTTATCCGGTCAGTTGAGCTTGTCAGCGCCGCAGAGACAGAAACCGCAACCCTTGACGTCGTGTTGCCCGGTGCATTCAACGGCAAAGCCCCGGAGGCGTTCCCATGGGATTAGTCGCGGTCGTGCTTTCGTTCACAAGGCGGGTAACGCAAGGCGTAAAGCATAACGATGTGAAAGTTGACCTGGGCGGCGGTGAATTGGTGCAGGCGGAGCATTTTGCGCCAAGCGGTGATGACAGCCCGCCACTTCCAGCGGACTATGCATACGTTGCGCCTTCGAGTCGCACGGGCAGCGCCGCCGCGTTGGGCTACTCGGATGAAGTAAACGAAAAAACCGCGCTACCGGGTGAGGTTCGACGCTACGCCCGTAACGAGGACAACGAGGTCGTCTCGCAGATACACCAACGCCGGGACGGGTCCATTGCTATTCTTAACGATGGGGCCGCGTTTAATATCGCGCCGGACGGTTCGACAACGCTTGAGGTCGGTGCGGGTTTATTTCAGATGGCGGCATCGGGTGATGTCACTATAAACGGCGTAACGATTAGTACGGCAGGATTCGTGGTTGCGGCATCAGTCGTTGCACCAGTCATAACCGGCGGCGGTGTGACACTTAGCACGCACACGCATAGCAGCGGCCAGGTTCCGCCGCCGGACTCAGGGAGCTAAGAATGCAACAGGGCGACGTTTTATTTCAACAGACCAACGACGGCGGCGAGATTGATTTTAAAAACGACCTCGTAGTTTTTTCCGGCGGTCTAGAAACGGCGGCATACCTTTCGATGTTTGGCGGCAACGAGCAAGACGACGGCTCGCAAAACACTCCACTCCAATGGTGGGGCAATGCTTTGGACACAGACGATGCACGGATTGTTCGAAGTTTTACCGCGTACCTGTTGCGCAGTATCGCGCCGGTGCCGTTCAATTTGCGACGAATTGAGGACGCTGTTCGGTCCGACCTCGGCTGGCTTATCGATACGGGTGCCGCGTCAGAGCTTCAAGTAACAGCGCGCCTCATTCGTCGGGAAACTGTCGAAATACAAATCGGGGTTCTTGCTGTTGGTCTTGAGTCCAGCTTCACTTTTATCGAAAATTGGAAGGCGTCAGAATGACAATACAAACCCCAACAACGGCAGAAATAAACGCCAACATCATCGCTCAGCTTGAGGCGAGCTTGAACCGGTCGGTGCCATTGTTGCCCCGTTCGTTTTTACGTGTTCTTGCGAAAGCCTTGGCGGGCGTTATGACGATTTTATACAAGTACGCAGGTTTCATTTTCCTGCAAGTTTTTGTCACTACCGCATCATTTAGAGAAACAGAGGTCAACGGGCGGCGCGTAGTCCCGCTTATTGAATGGGGCCGCCTCATCGGCGTTGGCGACCCGAAAGAGTCAGAGCAGGCCGAGCTCACAATTATTCTGACAGTTGAAAGCCAAGGCGGCGTACTGCCTATAAATTCGCAGCTTTTAAACGCACAAACCGGCGTTACGTATTTAACTCTTTCCGGCGTCGAATTAAACGCGCCGACAAAGACGGTTCTTGTGCGGGCCGTTGCAGACCAAACAGGCACGGGCGGGGCGGGAGCATTGGGTAACATGAACCCGGGCGACGTCATGGCTTTTGTGAACCCTCAAGCGGCCGTGGCGCAGTCAACAACGGTCGAATCGCAAAACGTGACAGGGGCCGAGGCCGAAAGTGAGGCCGCTTATCGCCAGCGGGTTGTAGAACGTTTTCAACGACGACCGCAAGGCGGAGCCTACGCCGATTACGAGCAATGGGGCGAAGCCGTTGCGGGTATCCTTAACGTTTACCCGTACACCTCAGATTGTCCAGGCCAGGTCGATGTATACGTCGAAGCAACCGAAGCGAGCAGTGGCAGCGCGGACGGAATTCCCACACTGGCTCAGCTTGAGTCGGTTCTTGCAGCCATAGAGCTCGACGAAAACGGCCTGGCGAGCTTGAGGCCGGCCGGCGCTTTAGTCAACGCGTTCCCCATAAAGCGTAAAGATTTTACAGTTACGGTGTCGGGGCTCGCAGTTGCCGATCTTGCCACTACCCGTGAAGAGGTAACGGCCGCTGTTAAAGAGTTTTTTCTAACCCGCGCGCCGTATATCGTAGGCTTAAACGTGCCGCCAAGGGCCGACCGAATAACGGCATCGGGCGTTGCCGGGGTTGTTGACGATATCGTTTCAGCTCGGGGCGGGATTTTTAGCGGTTCGGTTATCACTTTAGACTCGAACCCCATCGACATTTACACGTTGGGGATTGGTGAAAAAGCAAAAGCCGGGGCCGTTGTTTATGTTTAATTCACTTAGGCACTTGCTGCCCCAAGGCCGAGCTTTTAGATTAACGCCGGGAAGCAATACTCGCGGCTTGTTCGAAGGTCTAGGCCAGGCGATGAATGCGCCCCGAGTTTTTATGGACCAAGTGTTCGAACAGCTTAACCCGGAGCGGTCACAGAGCTTACAAGAGTTCGAGAGCCAGTTTGGTTTGCAGCCCGCAAGCCTCACTGAAAGCCAACGCCGTACGCGCCTGGCAGCGAGCTGGAAAGCCCTCGGCGGTCAATCGCCAAGATACATCCAAGACACGTTGCAAGCGGCAGGTTTTGACGTTTACGTTCACGAATGGTGGGTGCCTGAAAGCGCCCCGGCGACGGGTGTTAAAGGCTGCGCATTAGCTCGAAGCCCGTTGCAGTACTTACGGCGAAACTCAGAGCAAGTCCGGTCAGGCGTTGACTGTGGTGAAGCAGACGCGGCATGTGGTGAGTCTTTCGCAGAAGCCGGTAACGGTTTTGAGCCTATAGGCTACCCTTTGGTTAATAAAATCTTGCAGGCGGAGCCAAATTACATCGCACTTTGCAACGAGCCGATTATGGAATGCGGCAACGACCTGGCAGAGTGCGGCCAGTTTGACGTGTTTAAACAGACGTTGAAGCAATATGTTGTGCCTAATGACGTTAGCACTTTTAGTTATTATTTATATATCGGAGGCGAGGTGTTCGGCGATGTCGTGTCACTTCCCGCCAGCAGACGTGACGAGTTTGAGCGTTTGTGTCTTAAAATATGCCCTTGCCATTTATGGCTTGGGATACTTGCACAGTACCAGTAAAAGGATTTTATTGTATGGCCCTTAATCCCGAAGTATTCTTTCCCGGAAAAATAACGCCCTCAACCTCGGCATACCCTTACGGCTCAGCGAGGAACATTACGACGCCAGGAGATGGCACAGGGACGCCGTACGTGGCAGCGCTTGTGAACGATCTTTTTGGCTTTCAACAGGCGCTATTAACTCAAGCAAGCATAGTGCCGTCAAACAATGCCGAGACTGCTTTGCAAAGCCAATACCTAGACGCGCTCAACAATTTGTTTTTTAGAAAAGTTTCAAGCGTTGCAGACCTTACCGCGCTTTCGCTTAAGTCCGGTGATTTTGTGCAGACGGACTCATACTTTGCGGCAACGTCCTCACAAGCGGCAAAGGGTGGAGGCAAGTATCAGGTTTTTACATTATCAGAGTGGCAGGCACTTTCAGGCTTAACGACGCCGGACGGTTTCGGGGACCACGTGCTCAACAACGGAAACGTTGCGCGGCTGTTTAGAGATACAATCAACATATGCCAATACGGCGCAGACAGCACCGGGGTAAACGATACGACGGCGAATTTTCAAGCAGCGGTTGATAACGTTGGCGGCACGATTTACGTTCCAGAGGGCACGTATTTGATCGAAGGAACCGTTCGAGTTTTAAAAGATATACGATTGTTTGGCGCAGGCATTGGCGTCTCAACAATCGATGTACGGACCCGCGCTTTTAAATTCGGCAGAGACGGCGTGGAGCCGGGTGGCAGGGTCGATGTTTACGCAGTCGTTGACGGTTTTACCTGGACAGATAAAACAACAACGCAAGGCCACAAAAGCCAGCTTTACGGTTCATCTAATCCCGGTTTTGCGTTTTCAAGTATCAACACGTCAATCGCCGGTTGTTTAGATTCTACGGGCTCAGCTAACGCGGTTTCTACCGCTATTGATTTTGTGGGCTCATACGCGCCAAGCGTTGTCCAGAACTGCTTCTTTTTTCAAATCGGTAAAGGCGTGCAAGTGAGCCAGCAGTACGGCCACCACGTCAAGGACAACAGGTTTTTGTTTTGCAACGTTGGCATACAAACGGGCGGGGAAGGCCAAGCCGTTACGACGGTTCAGCTCAACAACAATACGGTCGAGCGATGCGCGGTTGGCGTGTTTTTGGCGTACCCGTCGCAAAGTATCACCGTGCATGAAAACGTAATCGAGGCAAATTACGGCGGCTGCGATTGCTTGATATTTAACATTGGCGATGAAATACGATTTACCCATAATTACATGGAAGCGTCGCCGCAGTCTTTAGTTATTCGCGGCGATTCCACACAGTTTTTCCCAAACAAGATCTACATCTTTGATAACTTTGGCCTGTCTCTATACGTCCGGGCGATACTTGAGCACGTATACATTGAGCGCAACGGTCTCGGCACCGTCAACTTTGATAACTACGTAGCGTCGAGGCTTCGAAACATTAATTTTGCGGATAACTACGCAGGGCCTACGGAGGACCCTTTTGATACGAGCTCAATTATTTTTAATAGCGTTGCCGATAATTTTTACGATGAATTTACGTTTAACAATATCTCACCGAAATTCGTACCAGCCGTAGCCGGTAACATCCAGCCCTACCTCAATTTAATGAACGAGCAAAAAAGTTGGGCGGCTTCTTCGACCGCAGGACTTGCGGTTGGCATGAGAGTTTCAGTGCCCAACGTCACGTGTGACGTTGGAATAACCGTCGAGGCTACAAAGTACCGAGGGGGACAAACCCACCGCGAAGTAGTCTACAAAGGCTCCATTAAAAGAACCGCCGGGCAAGGCGTTACGGGCGGCATGGTACTGCTAAGCGATACCGAAATACCCGACGGTTCAGTTTCTATCGCGGCCGCCTCAGCAGCCCCAAGTATTACCGTAGAAAGTGGCGCGGCCAGTGAAACTCAGATCATAAATTTAAACTTTTTAAATGCAGCGGGTGGAGGCTCAACGGCTGCATGGGTGTACGACGTACGAATTCTTAAATCATTTGCTACGGTTCATTTAATCGGTATTTAGTGAACCGGTTCGACTAGCATTTCACAGCGTCGATTAATTTTTTTAATTCGGCGCGGCCCTTCTTTTTTTCGATTTGTTTTTGCGTTTTTATTCTAAAATTAAAATGGGATATTTTACGGTTTGTCCTTTTAGTTGTGAAAGATATTTCTATTTTCGAATGTTTGTTGACTTCTTGGACGGCAGGCCGTAGTACCTTGCTTATAAATTTTGAGACGTCAACATACTTCTTGTCCGCGCCTATTTTATTTTTTAAAACTTCAAGCGGTTCGATAAATGCACCGACTTTTTGCCATTGCAGGGCAAGCTCGAAAAGTCGTATCGCGTAAGAGCTTTTAAATTTTGATATTTCATCGAGGCTAAAACAAACGTAGCCGGAAAGCTCTTTTAAAAACGGAATAACATCGGGGTTAAAATCAAGAGTGAACTGCCCCGCGCCCTTCTCGTATCTTGCAGAAACAAGCCAGTTGTATTCCGTCCAATCGCTTTTTGATTTTTTTACTGTAAAAGGCTCAGCTCGCACAAGACGGTGGACCGTTTCGGCTACGTTTTCAAAAACAGACTGGCCCTTGATGTCAAATATTTTTTTAAATTCTCCAACCGTTACCAAGACTTTTGAAGTTGAAAAATCAACTTTTTTAAGCTCAGCAATAGCGCAAAGGATGAGCCTCTTTTCATTGAGCCTAAGCGAGTAATTTGCTTGAATTAGAGTATTGCTCTGGTACACTTTTGACCCCTTATTTAACAATTTTCCACTCCTTGAACGTCGTCCCTAGGCGGGAAGCGTACCACATAAAACGACAAAGGTTTTGGTTTTTTTCTTCTTTCAGGTTTGCCCGTTTTTTTAGTCCCTGAAAAGGGTTTTTTTCAGTCCTGAAAAGGGCTTTTTTCAGTCCTAAGAAGGGCTTTTTTCAGTCCTGAAAAGGGCTTTTTTCAACGCTACAGTCCGCAATACACGGGGCTTGTGGAGGGCCTACACTCTTACACTTTTACAATATTTACAACGCGTATGACGTGCGCGAGGTTATCCACAGAAAAAGCACCCCAAAACACCGCAAAGCGCCATGGGTTGCGGCTTTAGGTGATGGTTAAAATTTGAACGCCTAAAAAGTTATCCACAGCGACTTGCCTGTTTCGTCTTAAAAAACGACGTGCAGCACCCACCAAATGGGACTAAACTTACATTGAATAAAAAATGTACAACCAAGAGCAAAGCAGGCTCAACCTCGAGAGCACCACTTAAAACCCTCCATATTTGAATTATAAGGGGGGTAGGACGCCTTTAAAAGGGTAGGTGGGGCATAGGTAGCCTGAAAAATTTACAAGGCCGTGTGCGGCGTTTTTAGGGGTTTTACGTGGTTTCGCAAAAAACGGCGCTAGCAGCAGCAAAACGCAAGATTATTACAGACCTAATTAATCGCGAAGGCGGTTACGTTGACAACTCAAGCGATTCAGGTGGACAGACTCGATGGGGTATCACTGCGCGCACTGCGAGGCGAAACGGCTACCGCGATGAAATAGCCGACCTACCATACGAAAAAGCATACGAAATTTACGAGCTAGAATATTGGGGCGCAATTTTTGGAGACGCAATTTTAAACATTGATTTTTTTATTTGTGAAAAGCTTTTTGATTTTGGCGTACACTCGGGACCCGCGCGAAGTGCAGAAGCGCTACAGCGCTCGCTTAACGTTTTAAACCGTAGAGGTAAAATTTACAAAGACGTGATTGTCGACGGTAAAATTGGCCCCAAAACATGTCACGCTTTAAAAGCATTTAAAGCTTGTCGAGATATCGGTGTGTTAATAAAATGTTTTTCGTGTTTGCAAGGGTTCCACTATATACGCACAGCTGAAAAACGAGAAAAGGACGAGGAGTTTATTTACGGATGGTTAAAAAAACGCATAGAATTTTAATTTTATTATTTTTTTCGTTTAGTGTTTTGGGTTGCAGCTCGCTCACGTATTTAAAAGACAACCCGGTTTTTATTGACGTTGCCACGCGTCAATCAGTCGCGCGATATATCGATGCAGGCGAAACCGAAGCAGATAAAAATAAAAGAGGCCGCGAAGTTATAGAAACCGTTGGAAAAGTTTTGGATGACTTGGACGGCTTTCCACTCGCAACCGTTGATGAGCTTTTCGCTGTTGTTAATTCAAAAATACAATGGGCCGATTTATCGTTATCTGATCGTTTACTGGTCCAGGATATCTTGGCGTTGTTGTCCGCCAATCTTGAGTCAAAAAAACGCGAGGGTTTAATTGGGCCCGAGGCACTTATTCAAATTAGAAAATTACTGAACACGGTGGTGCTTACCGCGAGGTTGATGGTTTGAGTATTTTAAGAGCACCAGATCTTCGAATTGTCCGGCGCAACCACAACGGCTATAAACCGGGATTTTTCAAACTCACAAGCGATGCGGTTTTTCTATGGGAAAGCAAAAACGCGGTGATTACTATCCCGAGCGGTTTCCGTAGCAATTTTGCGAGCATTCCGCCAGGGCTTCGGAACCTTTTCAGCCTGAACGGCGATCATCGGTTGCCCG